CAGTAGCTAAACAAATTGTTAAAGATTTAGTTAGTGGAGACAGCGCTAAAGCTGAGTTAAAATTAAGTACTGAAAATATATCATTACTTGAAAAAAAAGTAATATTAAAAGATAGTATTATCTCAGGATATATTCAGAAAGGTATTATATATGAAGAACGTATTAAAAATGAACAATTAAAATTTGACACTCAACAAAAATGGGTTAATCAATTACGTAAAGATAATAAAAAACTTAAAATAAAACTTAGATTTATACAGATTACAGGCACCGCTATTATAGGAGGCTTAGCTTATTTGTATATCACAAAATAATCCTTGCAATCCCATGCACTGAGGCTTAACCCTGTAAGGTTAGGCCTCTTTTATATATTTATACACGAACCAAAAACCCATTAATTATGAACAAAGAACAAGTTTTAGGTATTATCCGCCATGTTTTAACATTTGTAGGCGGTGTTTTAGTGATCAAAGGATTAACTACTGAAACAGTTAGTCAAGAAGCCATTGGAGCTGTGATGACAGCTGTTGGCGCTGTTTGGTCAATTGTTAGCAACAAGACTGCTTAATTTAGTTTTTAGTATTTATTGTAATTAAAGCCCTCTTAATTGAGGGCTTTTTTATATATTTATATACATGAATGATCAACAGAATATTAAAGATATAATTAAACAGGAATATGTTAAATGCGCTACTGATCCTGTTTATTTTATGAAAAAATATTATTGGATTCAACATCCACAACGAGGTCGTATCCAGTTTAATTTATACCCATTCCAGGAAGGTGTATTACATCAGTTTAAGAAAAATAGATATAGTATTGTAAATAAGTCAAGACAGTTAGGTATTTCTACCTTAGTATCTGCTTATTCATTATGGTTAATGTTATTTAATAAAGATAAAAATGTACTTTGTATAGCTACTAAGCAGGAAACTGCTAAAAACATGGTTACTAAAGTAAAGTTTGCTTATGATAATCTACCTAGTTGGTTACAATTAAAAGCAATAGAAAATAATAAATTAAGTCTAAAACTAGCAAACGGATCTCAGATTAAAGCAATTGGTGCAACTGGCGACGCAGGTAGATCTGAAGCAGTGTCATTACTATTACTAGATGAGGCCGCGTTTATTGAAGGTATAGATGAGATATTTGCCTCTGCTCAACAAACCTTGGCTACTGGTGGTCAGTGTATAGCTATATCTACTCCATATGGTACAGGTAATTGGTTCCATAGAACATTTATTGGTGGTGAAGAAGGAAAAAATGGATTTGTATCTATAAAATTACCTTGGACTGTACACCCAGAACGAACTCAAAAATGGAGAGATGAACAAGACGCTATCTTAGGAATTAGAAATGCCGCTCAAGAATGTGATTGTGACTTTACAACTTCAGGCGATACAGTTGTTGAGCCAGATATTTTAAATTTTTATATTCAAACTTATCAATCTGATCCTATTTCAAAAGGTGGATTTGATGGTAACCTATGGCGTTGGGAATTTCCAGATTATGGCAAAAATTATATTGTAGTTGCTGACGTAGCTAGAGGAGATGGAAAAGATTATTCAGCATGTCATGTTATTGATATAGCTGAGGCAAAACAAGTAGAAGAATATAAAGGACAAATTAGCACTCGTGACTATGGGCACATGCTTGTATCAATAGCAACTGAATGGAATAATGCTTTGTTAGTGATTGAAAATGCTAACATTGGTTGGGATACAATTCAAACAGTAATTGAAAGAGGTTACCAAAATTTATACTACTCATCTAAATCAGATACAGCTAATATAACAATAGATAATTTTATGAACCGAAATGAAAATAATTTGGTTCCTGGTTTCACTAACTCACTTAAAACAAGACCTCTTGTTGTATCTAAATTAGAGGCTTATATGAGAGATAGAGCTTGTGTTATTCAATCTCGTCGAACATTAGAAGAATTAAGAACATTTGTTTGGAAAAATGGTAAAGCACAAGCTAATGATGGGTACAATGATGACCTTGTAATGTCTTTTGGTATTGGTATGTTCTTACGTGATACAGCTTTAAAATTTTCTCAAACTGGTATGGATATGGCTCGAGCTTCGCTTGGAGGAATCGGAAAAGTTTCGTATATTTCAGGACCAGGCGGATTTTATTCACCACATAGTCCACAACAAACTAATCCTTGGCAAATGGATGATGGTAGAGGACAGATGGAAGATATTAGCTGGCTGATTTAGATAAATATTTATAACATATACTAAGATACTATGGGATTATTTGACCAACTTAAACGATTATTCTCCTCAGATGTCGTGATTCGTAATGTAGGCGGTGATGAGTTAAGAGTAATTGATACAGATCGTATACAATCATTAGGTACTTTACAGACTAATGCTCTTGTAGATCGATTTACAAAAATTTACACAACATCAGGCGCTGGTATTTACAATGTAAACAATGTTTACAATTACCAGACATTAAGAGTCCAACTTTATACAGATTATGAATCAATGGATACTGACGCTATTGTAGCCTCAGCACTTGATATTATAGCTGATGAATGTACTTTAAAAAATGAGCATGGTGAAATGCTCCATATTCGTTCTAGTGACGAAAATATTCAACGTATTTTATATAATCTATTTTATGATGTGTTAAATGTTGAATTTAATTTATGGAGTTGGGCCCGTAACATGTGTAAGTATGGTGACTTTTATCTTAAATTAGAAATCGCTGAGAAATTTGGTGTGTATAATGTAATACCATTCTCAGCTTACGCTATTATTAGAGAAGAAGGTACTAATCCAAAAAATCCTACTTATGTTAGATTTAAATATGATCCAACATCAGTATCTGGTATCACAACTCCTCAAACACAATATGCTTTAGGTACAGCTACTTCAGATATTTACTTTGAAAACTATGAAATGGCTCACTTTAGATTAATAAGTGATGTTAACTATTTACCTTATGGTAGAAGTTATTTAGAGCCAGGTCGTAAGATTTTTAAACAAATGATATTAATGGAAGATGCGATGTTAATTCATCGTATTGTTCGTGCTCCTGAAAAACGTATTTTCTATATGAATGTAGGTGCTATACCTCCAAATGAGGTAGAAGCATACATGCAAAAAACAGTTCAAAAACTTAAGAAAGTACCTTATATTGATCCACAAACAGGTCAATATAACCTTAAGTTCAATATGATGAACATGATGGAAGACTTTTACATACCTGTAAGAGGAAATGACCAATCAACTCGTATTGATACAGCTAAAGGTTTAGAATATAATGGTATTGAAGACGTTGCTTACTTAAGAGACAAATTATTTGCTGCTCTTAAGATACCTAAAGCGTTTATGGGTTATGAAAAAGACTTAACTGGTAAAGCTACATTAGCAGCTGAAGATATTAGATTTGCTCGCACAGTAGAACGCATTCAAAGAATATTACTATCAGAATTAACTAAGATTGCTTTAGTACATTTATATACTCAAGGATATGATGGTGAGAGTTTAACTAACTTTGACTTATCATTAACAACACCTTCTATCATTTATGATCAAGAACGTATTGCTTTAATGAAAGAAAAAGTTGATTTAGCTTCTCAAATCATGGAAAATAACTTATTACCTACTGAATGGATTTATGATAACTTATTCCATTTCAGTGAGGATCAATATGATGAATATCGTGATTTAATGGTTGAAGACAAGAAACGTAAATTCAGATTAACTCAAATTGAAGAAGAAGGTAATGATCCAGAAGAAAGTGGTCAGGTATATGGTACACCATCTCAATTAGCCACAGCCTATGGTAAAGGTAGAGGTGATGGTCCTGTACCAACTGGATATAATGAAAAGAATCCAAATGAGCCTGTCCATCTTGTTGGTCGTCCTAAATCATCTGCTTCAAATATTAATCGCCAAGATAATCCGTTTGGAAAAGATCGTATTGGAACTAAAACATATAGCACAGCTGGTGTAGATCAAGAGGATAGTTTAGCCAAAACTCAATGGAAAGGTGGTTCTCCACTTGCATTAGAGACATATCTTAAAAATAAAGGTATGTTTGATGGTCTTCCTGTAAATCGTCGTACTAATTTATTTGAAAATGATTTATTAGATGAAAAAAATATTCGCGACGAGATTAAATAAGCTACATATTTATAAGTAGTATCATTATACTAAATTATGCGTATTAAACATAACAAATTTCGTAACACTGGTGTATTATTTGAGCTATTAGTGCGTCAAATAAAAATTCTTTCATAGCAGCGAGATTGCTAAAGAACATAAACTTTATCATACTATTTTAACAGCTCCACGTTTATCTGAAGGTAAAGCTGAGATGCTAGTTAATACAACTGTTGATTTAGCTAAAAAATTAAATAAAGAACAATTAATTAAAGAAAAATATAACTTAATCAAAGAGATTAAGAAACATTATAATCTTGAAAGTTTCTTTAAGTCTAAAGTTAATAATTATAAAACATTAGCCGCTGCTTATACATTATTTGAAGCAGCTATAGAGAATAAGTTTGTTGAGCCTAAACAAATGGTGCTTAATAAACTTACCTTAATGGAACATATCACTCAAAAACAACTTATTAAGGAAGAAACAAATGATGTCGCTACTGAGTTAGCTAAAGAAGATAAAAATGTTCGTATTTTGGCGTATAGAATGTTAATTGAAAAATTCAATAGTAAATATTCAACATTAAGTGAGCGTCAAAAATCAGTACTTAAAGAATTCATTAACAATATT